TTGGAAACTTGTTTATAAACAATATGAATCCAAAACTTGTTCCTGGATTTGGTAATCTTTACTTAACGGAAGAAGGAAAGGCTTTCGAAAAACAGCTTGATCCCGACAATCAAGAATATTTTCGAGAGATTCCCATCAGATCAACCAGTGTTTATGACCGTATTTCAGTTCTTGTAGATGGAAAACGAAAAAGATTTCATCTTCACGTCTTGATGGCGGTTGCCTTTTTAGGATTAGATCTGCGTTCTCATGGAACCAGTAACTTTTCCTTACAGGTTGATCACAAAGATAACAACAAGAAAAACAATCGAGTTGAAAATCTAGAGATCGTTACCAAACAAGAGAATTTAACAAGAGCTTGGAAAAACGGTTGTTACGAAAACAATGGTTTTGCCAGTAAAGGGAAACCGAAAAAATCTTTGAGAAAGTTTTCTTCGGTCGATGTGGAGCAGATTAAGGCTTTAAAAGAAGCTGGTCTCTCTTATAGAAAGATTGCTGAAAAGTTTAACTGCAACCACGGAGCTATTTACCAAATCCTAAAAGGATATACCTACCAGGATCTGAACTAGCTATCAATGAACACTTTGGTTTATCCTCCAGTGTCAGTGTTTTTATCGGGTGAAAGATAAAGACACACGTGTCTTATCTAACAAAAATTTTAGCAGGTAGTTAACTTAAAAGTCACATGTACTGCATAGTTGGCACGCCCATACGAGCCATCTCGGTATTATTCGAGCTGTAGCTCTCAGGATCGATACCAGCCTGGAACCCTGGGATACCGATGGCACCAGCCAGACTTCCGGCGGCTAAACCACCGAGACCAGCGGCGCCTGCTGCAAGGGGAACACCAGCGATGGCTGCAGTCTCCCTGCTGACACCACGGTTGATTACATCAGCAATCGGACCCATGGCACCACGTACTGCAGCAGCGCGTTTGCTACCAGCAGGAACGTTTTGGCCAATGGCACCAAGACCTTCGATGGCCTGAGAAGCAAGTGCAGCACGGGCTGCGCCTGCATGTTTACCAGCAAGGCGTGCGGCACCAAGAGCACCACGAGCACCAAGGCCTGCAGCGACACCACCAAGCAGAGCACTACCTGGATCTTCGCCCTGTGCGGCAAGAGCCCCGCCAGCTACCAGACCGGCAGCGGCGGGGACTCCATATGCGAGCAGAGGACGGGTTTGTCCTAACGGTCGCATGTGCCTCACTCCATCACGAAGAGTTTGTTGGACACAACGTTGGGCTGAGCCTGGTTCAGAACGCGCCATGCATTCTGGGGATCACGCGCCATGATGTCGTTGAAGGTGCCCCAGAAGTTTTGAGGCTGCTGAGGAGCTGCGGCAGCAGGGGGAGCGGGGAACTCACCATAAGCATATGGATCCACTTCTTCAGTGGGATAACCATACTGCTCAAGATCTGCTTCGCCTTCGTGAACAGGGTATGGACCTTCGGGACCAAAGAACCGAAGGGTGTAATCGCTGAGAACATCAGGGTTGGTCAGAATCTCGTTATAAGCAAGATTCTCGGTATGAGACTGAACAGCAAATTCAGCGTAACCCTGAAGGGTTTCGGTCATCTCGGTACCCCAAGCCACGGCACTGTCAAGCAGTGCTTCGAGCTGGAGGGCGTAATTATTTAGAATTGCGGGAGCTTCGCTTCCGAACGCTTCGAGTACTTGCAGGCTTTCCTGACTGATCCCCTCCGAGGAGGTTGGGGAAGAGCTGGGCGAGTAGGCCTGGTTGGTTGACCAGGTCTGCGGAACCGATTGTTGCGTAGCTTGGCTGCTGCTCAGTCCGTAATTGGCCGGGGTATAGCTCGTCGGAGCTGACGGTTGAGCCTGGAACGGGGATTGAACTGGAGCGCTCAGCAGGTTCACTACTTTGTTGAACGCCGATTCCCATGGGTTGCTGCTCGGTGCTTCCGGTTGGGATTGGGGGGCGTACTGAGTAGGGGCTGAGGGTTGGTAAACCGGGGCCGCCTGAGGTGCTGCCACCTGGTAATTCGCCGGGGCTGCTTGGTACGAGACCGGGGCTTGGCTCGGCTGGTAAGACGGAGTCACGTAGCTGCTCGGCGCTACTGCCGGAGTCGGGCTCGTCTGTGGGATCGATTGGACGGTAGCGTCCTGCATAACTCATCTCCTTTTGTAATGCTTCTAAGGTTCGATACAGATATGGAGTTAAATCCAACCTGGGATCTGCAGCCATCGGTAAATTCGGCGACTGCGGGTGAGGGGTCTGCATCAAACCCGCCACCAGGCGAGAGAACTGGGAGAAAGCACCCTGTAGTTCATTCACCATCCTGAACGGGAACCCAGATAGCATCTCGGCCCGCTCCTCATCCGTCTTAGACGGGAAGAGGTATTTCAGTGCTTCAATGCTATCAACCCCTAATTCCTGAAGGTTTCTAACAACAATAGAGTTGTTCAAAACATCTTGCGTGGAATCTTCATAGACGGGACCCGTCCATCTCCACAGCATAGTCAAATCGCCATCAGGAATTAAACCCGTTACGCCAGGCGGCACCTGGCGAGCATCAATACATGCGGCCAGGGCGGATTCAACTTGGCTTTCGAATTGAGCTAAGGCTTGTTGATAACCAGTCTTTTCCTCATTCGATGCCGTTGGAGCTGGTTCCACGGGTTGTTCAATACCCGTTGCAGCAGCAAGGGTTTTACGGAACAGCTGCTCTTCTTGATAAATAATTAACTCAAGACAACGACAGATACCGTAGGTATAAACAGCCGTTGCTTTCTTCTTCGATGTTGCAGAAACACGTCCAAACAGGGATTTGTATTCTGTAGCAGTTACACCAGCAGAAATAGAAAGTTCGTCAACACCGCCAAGTGCAGTACGAATTTCTTCCCTAAAAGAACGTGCAAAATTATTTTGGTCCCCAGTGATTGCATCTGGGACGATATAACCAACACGATCGTTTGGCTCCAGGTTTGCGATCACACGAGGAACGCGGATCTGACCATCAACACCACGACTGATTGGATCTGCTTTAAACGCTGAGCGACTCAATGCACCCATCCCTGTAAAGCCAGAGTTGGCCGCAATGGAAGGACGCTGAACGACAGAGTCAGTCCCAGACTCCATCAAGTCTGTCTTGGGACGTGACGACAGAAGTGTTGGGTTACCAAAGAACTGAACGTTCTTGCGCATGGTGCGCACCAACTCATCATGAATGATGATGTGATTGGCCAAAGCATCAAATTCGCCAAAACCTTCCTTGGCAAATCCCTTCGGATTATTGAAGATCTCAACGCAGGGAATAAAACCTAAAGTATTTTTAACTTTCTTGCTCTTGCCTGGGGTCACATAAGCAGGAGCGTCAAAAGACATCTCACCTTCTGAGTGAGTTTCCTCGATCTCATCTGCCTTGATCGAAAGCCTGATGTAACGCTTGGCCCCTTGGTCTCCGGTGTTTGCAGCGCCTGTCAACGAAGCTGCATTAAGACCATCAACCATGCCGGAGCTACGCCGCACCCTGTAGCTGTAGATGATGACGACTTCTTCTAGTTCACCGTCAACGTTGTAGTAGCTGCGGTACTCATGCTCACGGAAGTAGTAAATTCTGTAATTATCTTTTGTAGGCCTGATGTAAAAGATGCCCTTACCATCACACAGAAAATAATCCCAGATGGAATCCAGGCGAATATCAATTTGATTATATTTAACAACACGCTCAACAAAATCTTTGCGTTGAGCACCAAAATTGTCCTGACCAGGAAAAAACTCAACCCCTTGGCGAATGCCAAAAAGTTTCATCTGAGCAAGGTGGGACGCAACGATACCGGTGTCGACAGTTGTCGAACCGTCTTTATCCAGGTAGGAATTAATGATTTCCTGGAGCCTTACCTTTGCATCCGTGGCCATTAACTATTTTCCTTTTTATTTACTTCAATCTTAGCAGCTTTCTTCTGTTGTTTCTTGTGCCAAAGCCAACGATCAAAATAAGCAAGCTCAGCAGGCGTAAAAAGCTCTGGATGCTTTAACGCCTCTTTTGCAAGCTTAGTTTTTTTCATTAGACACCACGGATAACAAGAGGACTGGAGCCGGGGAGTAAAGGATTATTTTGAACGGGTACAGGGCGCCGACGACCATATACGCCTTCAATAGACTGCTTGTTTTCACCAGGCAAAACAGGTTGCCCACCAGGGCCTGCACCTGGGATTACAAACTCAGCACCAAAAGGATTACCCGCCACACCGGAGCGCGGATCGTGAAGGATAAAACGATCTCTATCTTGTTCTAATTGAAAAGGAGTATAACCAGGCAGCTGTTGATAATCAGATCTTGGCTGTACATTCAACTGGCTTGGATCAAAGCGAGCAGGTTGTACATTCATGCCACCACCGTAATACGGCATGGGAGCAAGCTCATAAGGTTCGCCACGATAAACCAGATCGTTAAACGCACCAGCGTTGCCGAGATATCCGCCGTAAAAACCTTGTGCCATGTATCTTTATTAGTTGCTTCTATTCTAATCTTCTAAAACTTCATATCCTTCCGGATCATTAACTTTGGTAAGAACAACGCCTTCACCACGGAGATCCCAATTGAGCAGATCACCTTCTTGCCAGCCCATCTCTTCCATCAGCTCATCGGGAAACGTGATAATACAATCACCCGATTCGTCTTCTTCCACCTCGATGATGTAGGTCATTTTGTCAAAAGCTTTTCCATAAGCTTATCAAGCTTATTATTGATTTCGCGAAAATTATCATGCATTTCTTGGATTTCCCTTAAAAAATCAACCTTCAAGACATAGTCCAGAGGCATGCGATTAATTTGATCTTCCAAGATATCAATCCTTCTTTTTTGAGAATTTGTGTAGTTAAAGGCCTGTTGAATATCTTGAGCATGTCTGCCAAGAATCTTATTGGCGACCCATGTTCCTGCGCTAACGGCCGAAACAATCGCTGTCAACCCTAACGCAAGGTACTCCGGACCCACTTGCTTTTAAAATCTTTTTTACTATTTTAGGGTTAGTAATCAAGATGAAGTTTTCCTTTTCGAGCAAGACCGGTTACCAGCCAAACCAATGCATCAACACAGTCGTCGTGACCACTAACACCAAAGTTTGTTAGCTCATCAAACACGTGCGTGAAGTTTCGGAAACGATTGAAAATAATCTTGCGTTCTTCAAAGAGGCCTACAATACCCCGGAAGCGGGCCAGCTTATCTGCACGGAAACCTTTAACCGGATGCCAGATTAAATTGTCCAGTCCTTCACCGTTAATACAAACACGTTTAAAGTCTGCCTCCAGGGATGCCTGGTACTGGACAGCTTCTGACCAAATATCACATGTTGAATACGTTGGAAAATAATTATCATTGGCATCTCTGCCAATAATTGACCAATCGTTTAGAAGTTCTTTTAACGCATCTAGTTTCTCCAGATTACCCATGACGCGTAAGCGGCGGTAATCAATGATATGAATACGATCGTCAATACGGCCACCAAGAATCATGACTGTGTAGTCATTTTTTTCTTTGGTACCTGCAGAAAGATCCACCCCGATACCGAGCGTATCAAACTCTGTTGCGATTTCAGCCTTAACAATTAACTCTGGTGCCAGAGACAGTTCGTTCTGTCTGACAACCTGATTCATGTACTGGAAAGAAAAAGCAATCGGTGCTTGCCGTTTCTTTTCTTTCAGGTAATCCAGTGACCACATCTCTGGCCAATATGATTCTTCGTCGCCTGTTTTAATATCTGTTTGAATGGCTGATAGAACAATCTGCGTCCAGTTATTTTGCTCGTTGAATGTTGTCGCATGAATGTCATCATGTCGGAAGCGGGTTCCAAGACAAATGGCCCTGCCTCCTTCAAACATGGTGGGAGCAATCACCGCGTTCCAGTTATCCTGCATGGTTTTACGGATATCTGGGTTTGAGATGTCCGCAGCAGATTTGATGGCGTCATCAATCATCACAAGATGAGAACGCTTGGAGGTCACGGAACCCTTGAGACCTGCAGCGCAGAGGGTGAATTGTTCGTCACCTGTTACGTCAATGCCAGCAAATTTATGGTCAATGGACCAGTACTCATTACTGGTTACGTTTTTAAGAAGGCGTACTGTGGGGAAAACTTCTTGATAACGTTTGCTTTCAATAATACGTTTAATGGTTGCCGACTTGGATCGTGCAATATCAACCGTATATGAAAGATAAAGAATCTGCAGAGGTAATTTGGCTTGTGTATGAATGCCAATTGCCCAGGCAGTCAATAAACCAAGAACAGTAGATTTAGCTGATCCCCGTGGTGCCAGCAGATCAATATTGGGGCCAGCAATTTTAATTAGACAGCTGCTATCTTCGTCCGTAACAAAGTGACGATGCCAATCTTGATGATGTTTTGCAGGGGGTTTATCAGCTACATACTCACAGAAAAATCCAAAATCTTGACGAGCGCGTTCGATCTCGTCATTGTTTTTGGCGGGCTTAACTTGATAATTTTTAGAGGCGGCACGTGCATTCCGCCTGTAAGCAAGGTGTAGGTAAGAAGGCACAGGCCGAAGTAATCAGTAACTGAATACTAGCCTATTCTTCTGTCTCTTCTGTTTTTTTAGTTGATTTGTACTTACGTGCTTTATCTAAAGCAGCCTTACGCTTTTCTTTATCACTCATCTCAGAACCATCTGCGTTCTTGGCTTCCTTTTTGCGGAAGTGTTCAAGAAGCTGAGGAGGCATTTTGCCTTTTGCCATGACAGTTGTTTTTCTTTATTTTAACTTATTTTTATTCTTCTAATTGCATACGAGCCCAGACACTCATTGTTGCTTCATGTAGTGGGGCTTCGATGGGATCATCTTTGAAGATGAACATCAACTCACGAATGGCGCGATCTGCTCCAGCCATTAGAAGGCCCTTACGATCTTTGCCGGATGTATATTGTTCAACTTGATTGATGGTTCCACGTAATTCTTTTTGCATGGCAGCAATACGCGCCACGCCAGAATCACGTTTCACGGCAAGGTTCTCAATGTCATCCCTAAGACGACGAATATCCTCTCGCATCTGCTCAATCTCATCTAAGAGCATTTTGCGGTGGTCTGGCTTTGGATACCGTTCTTCTATCCAGGTTTCACAGGAAGGGATGCTTCCTACATAACCAAGGAATCTGGCATAAAGGAACGTCTCAATGACAGAGTAATTTTCTTTAGCAAAAGAATGGAAGGATTCCTGGACGCTTTTATCCAGGGAATCCAACCACTCTTGAAAACATTCAGAAGAAGTCAAAGCAGAGCTTTGCCTTTTAGTTGAAAATTTTAGCATCAGAAACGATATGCACCTGCTGCTTTCAAATAATCTCGGCTGCGATCACGCTCAGAGAATTCCTGAAGCTGCTGCTTTTGTTCTTCTTGAGAAGTCTGGAGTTTCTGCAGAAGGTCGGTAAACAGTTTCGGATCAAAAGCAGTTGATGCGTTTTGTTGTTGCAGATAACCTGCCAAATCAAACGAAGGTTCTGGAGGAGCCGGAGGCTCCTGACCACCTTGTTCCTTAAGTGCCTTCATTTCTTCTGTCAAACTCTCAAAGAGTGTCTTGAGTTCGTCCAGCTGTGTCGGCTCTGTTGCCACCTCTGTTGTTGTGGTAGTTTTAGGAGGGGCAGCTTCAGGCGTTTCAATGGCAGGAGTCTTGGTTTTGTTTTTGCGAACAAAGTCACGAACGCGCTGCAATTCTTTCTTGCTGTCGATTTTTCCAAAACCTAAAGTCTTGGCTGCATCTAAGTAAGCAGGATTTTTATTTGCATCTCTTAAATTTTTATTTAAACCGTCTTTACCTGCTTTGCCTATTGGGAGGCCAATACCCGGTAAAGTTTTTGGTGTTTTGTTTTGTTTTGATTGAGTTGAAGCCGCTTGCTTAGCCTTGCCTGGTTTTGTTCCTTGCAGAACATTCAGGATGGATTTATAAGTTTTAGGGTTTGTTACGGAAGCTTTGGCCGGGGCAGCTCCAGGGATGGTGTTCCTGGCAGTTCCCGTCGCAGCCGGAGAGCTTGCTTTTGCTGCTGGAGCACTTGCACGTGCTGCGGGGGCTGAAGCCTTGGCACCACCTCCTGCCTTAGCGCCACCTCCTCCCTTGGCACCGCCGCCTCCCTTGGCACCACCACCGCCTTTTCCGCCGCCGCCTTTAGCCATGTCTCTTAGGGATTATGGGTCAATAAGAAGATTGGGTATCGGGTACGTTTTTAAGTTGTTCCCGAGATTTTTTTAGTTGCTCCAGGAGAACTTTAAAGTTCTGCGGATCAAAGGGTGCATTGATGGGAGACCCTGGTTTAACAAAAGAAGAAACGGTTTCTTCCATCTTTAGCAATGGTTTAATTATAACAGTTTAGATATCAAGTAAATGCGTAGCCGATCAAGCCATATAACGCATTTGCTTGCTGCGTTTGTGCAAGATCTTTTGATGTTTTAGCAGAGATTAAAGCTTGCTCACGCGCAGACTTGGCTTGGATCTTATAAGGATCAATCTGAGTGGCGTACTCCATCTCAGCAATTGTAGAACCCTGTGCGCTATCTGGGCTTAACCCTGATAAGAAATCTTTGATGGAGGAAACAGGGTAACCGAAAGGTGACGTAGAAGATTGTTCGCCAGTCTGAGTAACTGTAGGAGTGGTCTTAACGTATTTACCGGTGGCTGGATCAGCTTTGTAGCGACCAGATTCGCCAAGAAAACGAGAGACTTGGCCAGATAGCTGCTTACCTAAAAATGTTTGAGCAAGGTAATCTTGTACGTCTTCTTTTGAATAACCTTGACTGGCGGCTTTTTTAACAGCTTCTGAACTGATGGGGCGACCATAATACCCATCAAACTCAGCAAAACCTGCTTTTTCAAACGCAGATTTTACTTTGCCTGTTAAAGCAGAAACAGGAACTGCGCCAGAAACTCGGTTTAAGTATTTTTCAAAGCTTTCCCCTTTTTTACCTTTTGTTGCTTTACGAAATTCTTTGTTGCTTATTACATCGTTGGGGCCACGATAACCAACGGATTTACCAATCTTGGCTTGTTTTGCAGAAGAAGGTTTTGCACCTGTTCTAAAAAGTTGTTCTAAACTCATTGCTGTCTACCGTGCTACTTATAAGTATAAGATTAGAAAACAAAGATCAGTAATTTAAAGCCGAGGATGGGGTGCTCCGGTTAAAGCGGAATGTACCGGTCATTGCACCATCAGCTGTGCGATAAGGCATCCCGTACTTGCCGCCATAAGGAAGATTGGCCATGAATGCAAGAGGATTAGAACGAATATATTCTGGGGAACTCATCAAAGCAGTGCCAAGGAATTCAGAGAATGCTTCAGGCGTTGCTGCTTTACCAACAGCTTGAGCTGCTTTTTCGTATCCTTGTAATTGACTTTCGCTTAATTGGCCCAGGCCAAGTTGTTGCGCAGCAAATTGAGTGAAAGGACGATAGCTTTGTACGGTGCTGGTCGGAGTAATGCCACGGGTTGTTGAAGCAATCTGCCCTGCCACCTTAAATGTCTCAGGCAGTTTGTAAGCAAGTCCAAAATCTTCAAAACGAGAAGATGCTTCTTGAGGACTTAAGCGACCAGCCCCGACTTGATCCGTCAGATATTGAGCGTAATCTCCTGCCTGGCTAAAAATATTTTCTTCCCCTTTGCGTATATCAAATAAAGCACTTAAACCAGTCTCGCTAAGACGCTTAATCTGTTCCTGGGAAGATGTGCCACCAGATTTAATTTCCCCGGTAGGGAAACCAAACTGATCTAAACGTGGCCTTCCATAAAATTCGGAAGTGCCGCCAGATTTATCTTTAGCGTCTTTTTCTTGAAAGTAGGAAGAAAGTCCAGGTGCCGCTGGCATTTGGGACTTACTGCCGGAAGTGGGAAAATATGACTTAACAGGTGCTGGCATTTTTTTTACTCAATAATTATTATTTTAACTGAGTAAATTAAAAAAGATTTAACGGCGACACATAACCAGGCATTGCTGAAGATAGTTGTGCAGCATAATCTTGGACACGATCAAAGCGAGAAAGACCTCGATTGATTGCCATGGCTGGGTTATAGGCCTGGAATTCAGCTTCTTGCTGTGCTTGCTTGAACGCATTCAAACGATTTGCGGCGCCACCGGCACCAGTGTTATAACGCTGCGTAAGGTAATCAAAACCAAAGCCAGCCCATTCTTTGGCAAGCTCGCGACGGGTCGCTTCTTTTGAAGCTTGTTTGGTTGCTTCTGCAGCTTTTTCAGCAGCTTGTTCAGTCGCACTGGCAGCTTTTGACGCACCAAAGATAGAACCAGCTGCAGAAATACCGGCTGCCGCAAGTGGAATAAGTGGGAAAGCCATGGAAGAACTAGAAGCTGATGTAGTGGTAAAAGGGTTTTTTGATAAAGAATCAGCTACACCAGAAAACTGACCTGCTGTATCTATACCAAAACCGCCATCAAAGGGACCTGCCATGACTCAATTATAAAGGTAAAGAATCAACCAAACGTCACACTACGACGCACAGGGTTGAACGGAGTGGCACGATAAATATCGGCAATCTGTCCAGGAATGGAGGCCAGAATTTGTTGACGTTGTGGGTTGTAGATCATGGTTGCAACTGATTCGGCGGTCTTGGGAATCAGGTTGACCAGATCACGCTTCATTTGCATATCAAAAGCTTGCTTGGCTTCTTCGCCACGAAACTCTTTATATACATTCATGAGTTCACGTAAACGATCGGGGTCGTTATACATGTCCTCTTTGCGTTGCATTTCAGTAACAAGCCAAGGAAGAATCTGTTTATCCGGATCGTAGGGGTTATCAGAACGTTCCTGTTGCTGCTGAAGCATTGAACCAAACACGCTTCCGTCCATACCGGAAGAACCTGGTTCATTACCAGCAAGATTGGTAAACGGTAAGGAGAAAGGTGCCATTGTTATTTATTTCAACCGATAGAGATGTTTGGTGAACCTAATGCAACAACATAAGGATTGGTTGCAAGCGCTTGACGCATGGTAGCGCCACGCTCACGTTGTGCACCAAGAGCAAGGTTGGATTGAGCGCCGACCATCATCTGTTGCAGATAAGCATTGTTCTGGGTATTGATCAATGCTTGTGCACGAGTCAGCTGATCGTTTGCAAGTTTGGTGGTGATGGGAATCATCGCCCGCTGCATGTCGATCTCTTGCTGATTCTGGAACTGCGTCAAATCTTTAATGTTTGACGTAGTCATGCCCATCATGGTGCCGTAATACTCAAGCTGACGCTTTTGGTTACGGTTATCAAAATCTTGTTGGGCAGCAGCATCATTAAGATTGATGCGTCCCAGGGGAGTTTCAATGAAACGAGGAGGCTGTGCAACTTCCGTACCGGCTTTACCAGTAGGAGGTTTACCGGTGTAGGCAGAGACTGCAGCTTCTGCTGCACCGCCGCCAAGCATGCCGCCCAGAGCAGAGCCGGCAAGACCGCCGATTACCGTACCAACGCCAGGAAGCAGGGCAGTACCTAATGCAGCACCAGCAGCACCACCTGCTGCGGAACCAACCAGGCCACCTGCTGCTTCAGCTGGACGACCTTCCATCAGGGAAGGGATTGCCATCAGCGCACCACCAGCCAAGCCACCGCGCAGGCCAGCACGCATTGGTTTATTACGGATATACTCTCCAGCGCCTTTAGCTTTTTCCTGCACAGACTCAAGAGCAGTGCCGGTACCAGCCTGAAGATTTGCCATGAAATCTTGCAAACCTTGTTGAGCCCGTGCACGGCGGCTCTGAGATGGAGCAGTGCCACCAACCTCCATTACTTCACCGGAGACTGGATCCCCCATGTAAGTCTTACCGGTGGATGGATCCGTAAAAATGCGAGCCATCTATTTGATTATTTCTTATATCTTAAATTTTATCAGTACTCATTTCGTATTCAGCAACTGTTGGTAATTTAGGACGATTACCAGCAGCAATTGCTTCGTTAACAACGTTGCCGGTGGTTACGCCAAGCACAGATCCAACTGCGCCACCAATTGCCCCACGAATCGCACGTGTTTTAGGAGTACCTCCACCGGCAGCGGCAATCTTCGCGCCAGCTGTACCAGCAGCAAAACCTCCGACCATCGGAAGACTTACAGGGAAACCAAGCATTCGAACTTCTGGATGA